TCAGCAAATTTATGTACTTGCATTTCATCATCAGTACCAAGACTATCACTTATATAATCTAATATCACAGTTTTTCCTGAAATATTAGAACTAAAATGAATTTTTCCTAATCTTTGATCTATATAAAAAGAACCATTAACTTGAGCATGAGAAGGATCTAATCCATATCTTTTACCATCCATAGGCCAATATGTATCATCTTCGTAATCATCATTATTGTTTTCTGATGGTGTTGTTGATTTATAATTTTGCCAAGTAGATGATTCGGTTTCGTTTCCAACTGGTGATTTTAAAGATGTATTTGGAGAGGTAGCTTCAACTACTATGTTATCTAGTTTTTGTGTTTGTTGAAGAGCGGCAACAATTTCGGATCCTGTAAAATTATGGAAAGATATAGCTATAACCCATACTTTATCAATACTACTCACGTCTATATTACTAATTGTTTTTGTAGATAATGAACTACCGTCTCCAGAAAGCCACTCTACATAACTATAACTTTCAGAAGAAGAAACTCCATTGATACTAGGATCAAAAATATCGATATTGGTATATAGATCTGTATTATTATTAGGATTTATTACAACTCCAGATAAAGTAGGATCATATGTAGTTAAACCAACTCTTAAAACACCATCATGACTGATAGCATCACCATCAGCATTTGTACCAGCAATGTCTTGAGCTAAACCATCCGCATTTAAAATAAGGTTGATCTTATCACTAACATCTAGCTCTTGATAAAGAACAGAAGCAAAACCCCATCTTTCTGTTTGACCATCGTTAGCATAATTTTTTGTTGCGTGTTTAAATTCAACAACGCCTTCATTTTCATTTGCTTTTGCTTTGTTATGACTGTGTCTTCCCCAAGTATCAATTAAATTTCCACCATCACTAAAATCTCCATTTACAACTTCATTATCAGCTACTTCAAAAACATAATCACCATCATCATGCTGTGCTATTTGAAAAGGATTTTGAGTATCACGAGTAGGATATAAAGGATGTTTTATACCAGCAGAATCTGCCCACATTATTCTAGTATAATTGACATAATCGTGTGGAAGCATCATTGTAAGTGTTGCTGGAACATCTATTTGTTGCGTTTTTATAGATTTTAAAGTATCAAAAGATAATTCAGCTAAAGCTCTTTGGGCATGGAAAGCTACATCGGTTCTTTTTGCATTAGGTATAATTTTATCTTCACCAACGTAAACAACCATAAATTGATTTATAATATCATTTAAAGAAACAAATTGATAATTACCAAGATCATTTCCTTCGTAATATTGTGCGTGTGTCGTACCATCTAATAATCCCATTTATTTTATTGTTTTTCTTGTTGAACTTGAGTTGCTTCTAAAGTTTGTGCTACTTGAACAACTTCTTGTTGTTTAATATTTATACCAGCTAATTTTAGTATTTTATATACTAACTCAGATTCTTCAGCGGCGTGAAGTTCAAAGTTTACAGAAGTACTTGCGTTATATAAAGGTTTGTTATTAACTATTACATAATTCCAATTAGGTTTATTTGGTCTTCTAATATATGTATAAGTAAAATCTACATTTTCTGGATATACAGTTATTGATGATGATCTCCTAACGTATATAGGTCTTTTTGATGTAGGTTTAGTAAGAGGTCCTTGAAGTATATACATTAAATCTCTTTGTTGAACCTCTTCAACTTCTCTAGATTCTCCAACAGTTCCTATTCTAATACTTCCTAATCTATAAACGTCTATAGCGTTAATTGATCCACTACCAGTATTATTAGTTTCAAATATAGTTATTTTTTCTTGTATATTATCTCTTGCATTAGCATACTCATCAGAGTTACTGTTAACTCTAAAACGTTGATCAAGATCATAAAAATATTGTTCAAATATTTCCATTTGCGCTTGATCAGCAAATAAATTAAACTCTTGAGGTGTTATGTAACCTCTTTGTTCTTTATTAGCTAATGCTAAAACTTTTTGATATACAGTGTCACAACTAATCATATTTTTATTTTTAATTTGTATTTGCAATCGCTCCGTAGAGCGACTGCATCTACAGTTAGATTAATTTAATCTTTTTTCAATATTGGAGTAAATCTCCATACCTTCGTCAGTTTTAAACCAATTCGCTAAAGCTGAGTAAGGATGTTCTTCAAAAGGAATTGTCATAAGCTTTCTATCATTAGACGCCCATAGGAAATTTCTTCTATCTGAAGATAGTCTTAGTAAACCTGCTTCTACTGCTTTAATACCAAAATTTCTAAGCATTACATTTTCATCAGCAACCAACTCTAAGAACAACTCAGGATTTTTCTTAGCATATACTAACAAATCTCTTTTAAGTTCCTTAGAACTCATCTCTGATACTTTAGAACCTAGCTCTACTCTCATAACAGCTTCAGCTGTATCTATGTCAAGATTTCTAGCAGCCATTAAAGCGTCTACTTCTAATTCTAATATTTCAACTTCGTTTTTAGCAATTTCTTTTGGTTTATGTTCAAAAAATACTTTATCCCTGTGTGGGTGATATAGAGATAATAATTTCTGTAAAACAGTTTTGTTTTTTGGAACGTACAATTGTCCATTTTCAAAAATAACATGCTCTAATCTTTGGTCCCCTACCATTTCATCAACAAAACATGTTCTTTGGTTAGACGTGTATTTTAATTCTCTTTCGTAACCTTTTTCCTCGTCAAACCAAAATATATTACTACCTCTTATCAAGTAGGTTAACGGTGATTTGCCATCTGTTAGAAAATACATTCTATCTTTAATTTCCCAACCATCAATTAAATTTTTTGAAGGTTCTTTTCTTGTTTGTTTTTTTGGTTGTTCTACAACCGGGGCGGTTTCTACAACCGTCTCTTCAATTTGAGATTCTTGAATCTCTATTTTTTTCTTTTTTGCCATAATATAATATATAATAAAATTAATAAAAATAAAAGGGAGTGGAGACTAAGCTCCACCCTCTTTTAAAATAATTGTGCTTAGTTCATCAACATAAAGTTGTTAGCACCTTGAGTAATTAAACATCTTTCAGTTAAATAATGTACTTTCATTGCATCAACACCATCTGTAGCAGCACCAACAGAACCAGTAACCCAAGTCTTCAATTTTCTAGACTCAGTTTCAGAAGCTCTATAACGTACATGTAAGAATGGTCTTTTCATGTTTTTACCTAATTGCTCATCATAAACCGAAGATACACCAGCAGGAACAACAACTCCTCTAACGTTAGTAACAGTGTCATTTAGAGCACCTCTAGCACCTTTGTCATTTAGATATTTAAAGTCAGATTTGTAGAAATCGTAAGATCCACGTCTGAAGCCAGAGAAACCTAAATTTAAAGCCATATCTTCTGAGTTGTCGAATACTCCATAAGAAGTACCACCAGCTCCATAAGAATTCATAGAAGCTAACATGTCGTCGATAGCAAGAGAAGTTGCTCTATTTACAAACATCATGTTTTCTTCAATAGCACCGTTTTGATCAAATACAGCTAAGATAGCGTCAAATTCAGCTAAATCAGTAGCGGCGTTAACACCAGTAACACCAGTAGTTTGATGACCTCTATTTGTAATAGCTTGGAATAAACCTTCCGTACCATCACTAGTAGATTGGTCAGTACCACCAATTGCACCAGCACCATCAACAGCTGCTTCAGCTTCTAGCATTGCCATTTCTAAATAATCAGAGAAACGAGCTCTAGTATCACCTTCAGCTTTTAAATACCATAAGTAACCATTTTGACCTTCTTCACCACTAACTTCAACCCAACCAATTTGAGAAGCATCCGAACCGTTTACTTGGTAGAAGTCTCTCATGATAAGGTGTTTGTTAGAGTGAGATTTGAATTTAGGAGAGTTTGCAGAACTACGCGCGCTAGATCCTTTTTCAAATTCAGAACCAATAACTAAGATTCTTACAGCGCCACCCGTAGTGTCAGTAGATCCTAAAGCCGTAGCCATGTTTGCAGCGCCATAAGCTAATACTGTAATCTCAGCAGGGGTATCACTAGCTGGATCTAAAGCTACAACATATCCTCTAGCTGTTTTATCAGCTACAGACATAAGAACCATATCACCAGGTCTAATACCGTGGTTTGCACCAACAGAGTTACCATCCATATCGTTAACTATAATATAAGCATTGTTACCATCAACATAAGTAGCTGTATAAGCTAAATGTAATCTACCTTGCTCTGACCAAACGACTCTATCAGAAGCAGAAGCTTCTTCAGCTCCAACTTGAGCTAAGAAACCTGAAATTGTTCTTTTACCATATACCTCAGCTTCTTTTTCCATAAGGTCCGGTAAATATTGTTGCGCCCACCCTTCAGTTGCAGACGATGTAAAGTCTACATAATTTTGGGCCAACGTGTGTTTTCTTGGAGCAGCATCTATACCACTCGCACTTGTAATTGCCATTTTTAAATTGTTTTAATTGTTATTTTTTAAATTTATTGTTTTTAATTTTCAAACCAGCAGCATTATCACCCAACACTTTAAACTTCAAACCACCCGCTTCAACTTCACCATGAGCTTGTCTTGGTTTCATATTAACGTTTTTGGCTTTAGCAACACTATCTTTCATAGCATCAGCTTTTCCTTGTTCATAAAAGTGTTTTGCAACAGCGTCTGCATTCATTGCTGTATATAGAGATTTATGATAACCCTTAGCATCTGACATTTCATTTTTTTTATTCAAAAACTTTTTGACAAAATTATTAATGTCGCTTTGAGTTTCCTTGACCTCGTTAGCATTGTTTACGTTAAATCTATATTTTTTATCACCGACGTTATATTCAAAACCTTTGAATTTGTCATTGAAAACATTTTCAGTTTTATTTAAAAAAGTAGATTTTTGTTGTTCTGCTGTTTTTTTAGTTGCTTCTGACTCTTTGTTATATCTATTAAAGAAATCTACAGCCTTCTGTTGCTCTTTAGTGAGCTTAGATCCAGCTTTGATATCTTCATAGTATTTAGACTTTTGCCCGTCTAAATGGCTTTTAGCGTTGGCAACTTGCTCTTTTAACGCTAATTTTTTTCTTCGTATATCTCTTTCTTCGTCATTTTCCTCGTCGTAAGAGAATTGATCTTCCATAAGGAAGTTAATTTCTTCATTATTTAAATGTGGTTTTGTTTGCTTGTAATACTCATACAATAAATCTTGATCATCTAATTTACCATAATCTTGATTAAGCTTAACATAGTCATTTAAATCACCACCAGTTTCATCCATGAAATCCATTAGCTTTTGGATATTCTCTGGTAATGGTTTACCGGTTTCTAAGTTTTCTTTAATAGCTTCTTCTGCTACATCAGCTATTTCTTCAACTTCTTCTTTAACTTCTTCTTCAGTAATTTCTTCTAATACTGGAGTTTCTTGTGTTTCTGCTTCCGGTTGTACTTCTTTTTGTTCTTGTGTGGGCTCGGCATTTTCAGACTCTGCAACCACTCCGCTGTCGTCAGCGTTATCTTCTTTAGTTTCATTTTCTTCTTCTTTTGGTATTGGTGGTTTACTTAAATCTACTTTTATAACACTATCGTCATCAGCGGATTCAAATTTACTTTTATCAACTTTTTCTACATGCTCATCGCCTGGATCTTGTTGATTATTTGTTATAGTCTCTTCAACTACTTCTTCTAATTTTTCTTCCATAATATAATATAATAATAATTAATAAATTTTAACTAGGCTCAAAACGACCTAAATCAAATCCCCCGCCTAGTATATCATTACCTGAGGATTCGAAGTTTTTAGGTGGTTTGTTGTTATTTCTTTGATCTATAAGTTCACTTTGTTGTGAAGCTTGCATTTTAACTCTTTGATCTTTACGATCTTCTTTCATTGTTTCTTTCATGTCAACTTCTTTCATATTCATTTTTTGAAGTTGTTGGTTTATTTCAAATTCAAATTGCATTAATTTCATTTTGTGCTGAACTTCTAATTCCATTTGTCTAGATTTTAAATTAGACTTAATTTGCTCTAATTGCGCTTGACTTTGCGTTAGCGCTTGGTTTTTTTGTACTTCAGCTTGAGCAGCAACTTGTTGAGCTTGAGCATTTGCTTGTGATTGAGCTTGAATATTTTGTTGTTGAATTAATTGATCTTTTTCTTGTTTCTTTTTTCTACGTATTTTTAAAACTTGATTAGCTAATTTTACGTTTCTTATTTCTCTAACATCAATAGCATCTTCTAAATCTATACCGCCTTGTTTAATTGCAATTTGAATATTATTTTCTAATAAAGCTTTTTCTTCTTCATCTGGAGCTAGTTCTAAAAATATACCAAAATCATATAAATATAAATCAGAAAGTTCTTCAAGAGTAGCTAAATTATGACCACCTATAGATTGCATAAAAGCATCTTTTGACGGAGAGTATTCTAATATATCAGATATTCTTAAAGATAAACACTCACATGTTTCAGCGGTTAAAAACAATCCAGCTTGTAGTATATGTCTAGTTGCAATATTTGAATTTGCAGCTGCTAATTTTTGAACACCTACTAAAGCATTTTTATCCGGCATACTACCATCTCTAGCCTCGTTAAGACCGGTTACATCTCTTATCATTTGTAGATAATAATTATAATTACCTATAAGAGCTTGCATTTTATTACCACCAGATCCAGATGTAATTTCTTGAATAGGTACTTTACCTGGATTTTGATCACCATCTTGCGTGAAAGATCTACCAATTACAGAACCTGTTTGAAAAAACATATTTAAAGCTTCTTGAGGATTATAATTAGTACCATTACCTAAATCAACCTCAGCTAAACCATCAGCATCAAGATAAACACCATCTGGTACCATACGTGACATTACTTGTTGCAATTTAAGATGTGTTAATTGAATCATATCAGCAAAACCAGTTATACGCTTTACTAATGAATCAATTTTACCATTATATATTCTTGGAGCTACAATAGTATAATTCATTTTAACTTTAGTATAATCACTTTTAGGACGCATCATGTTTTTAGACATTTCCCATTTAAGTAGTTTATCAGTGCCTAAAATTATAGCGCCATCATATAAACACTCTATAGATCTTAACAATCTAGAATATCCACCTTCTTTATTTTCTGGCGGATTAAACGAATCATCTTTAGGTATTATTTTTTCAGAACCAGTTCCAGTTTCTTTTACTTTGTAAACCTCGTTCATGTAGGTTTTATAATTAAAGTATAAAACTTGAATTGTATTATTATCTTCTTTGTCGTAAGTATGTCTTGAATTGTAATTAGATCTATTAGTAGCTTTATTTTTCATTATATCTTCAAGATCACTTTCTGACAAATGAGGAAATTGTTTTGCTAATTCATTTACCGGAATAGATTTAACCTCTCCAACATAATATATATCCTCAAAGTAAGGAGAATCACTATAAGAATAAACTAAATTTGCAGGGTCTACATAATCTATAACAACACCTTCTGAGGTATTAAAACCGGTTTTAACAGCACCAATACCTAAAACAGTAAGATCGTAATAAAATCTTTTCTTTATTAATTCGTATTTATTACCTTCTAACAAAACACCTAAAGCTTGTTCTTGTGCTATTTCAATAGATTGTTTGTAAGTTAACTGCATATGTAGCGCTAACTCTTCTTCAGAATCTGGTAAGTTTTCTACTTCATGTTCTGATATTTGTATCCCAAAAGCTTGCTCTGAAAAAGCATTTAATTCTTTCGTTCGCATATCAGCCAATATAGATTCCATATAAGCTGTTCTTTTGCTTGCGCCATAAGGATCTTGAGAAAATGCTTTTATATCATACATTCTTTCCGTCATACCGTTAACAACTATATCTACAAATTTAGGTATAATTGGAACAGGCTTCCAGTCTAAATTTAAATAGGACAAATCACCGTTTATAGATAACTCATCCTTGTATTTTTGAATAGATTGTTCACCTCTTGCGTACAATCTTAAATTATGAAAATTATTTTGATTAGATCTGTATTTATTAATACTTCTATCATTATTGAACCATTCTGTTTCAATAGCTTTAGCTACTTTTAAACCATAATCATAGCTTAATTTTTCAGCATCACTTACTGTTTGACTTGGAAAATAACTTTTAATGCCAGAATATGCCATATTTATTATTTGATTATTTGTGAATTACTTCCAGTATTACTATACTTAGAAATGTTTATATTTATTTTTGATTTTTCAACTTTTGCATTTGGCGCGTATAAATGTCTATTATTTGCCATAATAGCCAAACCACTACTTATAGTTGCATCAAACTTTGTTCTTTTGTTTATATCGAATCTACTCCAATCATTTAATAAATCATTAAAGTATAAATCTCCAAACGTTCCATCTTGCTTCATGCCTACATGATCTTGTATATACATTTCAATAGCTGCCGCATGAGCTTGTTTTATATCCTCTGAAGAATTAGGTATTCCACCAACTTCTTTTTCTGCTACGGATAATTTATTCCACACTTTATCCGGTCTATTCATACTAAATCCTCTATAACCTCTTCTTCTTAAATAGTATAATAATCTAGGTTTATTATTCTCTGCTAGTATTGGCATACCGTAAAATACTAATGCCATTAAAACATCTTCAAAGAATATCTCTGCCGTAGGTGGTCTTGATAAGTATTCTAAAAAGAAACTATTCGCAGGAGCGTCCTCCATACTAAACCTGGTTAA